TTCTTTGATTTGTTGCTCGATGAGCAGTTTCTGTTGTTCCAAAAGCTTGTTTTGCTGTTCGATGAGGTTTGACGCGTCTTTGGAATATGCTTCCTCCACTGACCTCCCCAGCTTGTCATACGATTTGTCAAGTGTGTCTATCTGGTCTTGCAGGCGTTGTATTCGCTTCTCGTTTTTCTTGTCATGGATGGCGGTGAAGGCTGAAACAATGGACGATATACCGCCTACGGCCCCCATAACACCACCGAAGATGTCGCCCGACATGATTTGACCAATGCCGGATGCCGTTTGTCCAATACCGCCTAAAGCATTGGCTATCTCTGTGATGTTCATATCGTCCGCACCGAAGATGGAGGCGATGTTGTTTGCGAACTCACCCAGCACCGGAGCGAAGGATGTAACAGCATTGCCGATGTCTGTAATGCCATCGCCAATTTTCTGCGTGTCACCCTCTGCCGCCTTCAGTTTATCAATGCCCTTCTGTATGTCGGACACGAAGGATTGCCAAGGCGATTTTCCTTTCAGTTCTTCTTTCAGTCCCTTCAGCGCGTCGGTTATATCCTTGATGCTGATTTCACCCCTTTCTATCTTCTCAATGTCGCTGTCTGTGAATCCTGCAGCTTGAAGCTCGTCCTGTGTTACAACGGTTCCATCGACCTGTTTCGTGCTGGACAGGTAACTGACCAGCAACTCGTACTTGTCGATAATCTTCTGTATGGAGGACACAGACTTTAGGCTTGCGTCCTCAAACAGGTCAGCCATGGAGCGAGTGGACTGGCCGTATTGCTCATTAAGTTGCTCCAGTGCGGCTTTCTTCTCTTCTGTCTTGATGGCAGCATCGCCAGCAGTCTGTGCTTCGTTTATCTCTTTGTCGTATTTCTCGATAATGGCCTTTCGCTTCTGCTGGTAAGTGCCGTACTTTTGTAGGTATTCGTTCCAAGCCCTTTCCTGTTCGCGTATCTGGTCATTAGTCTGCCTTTTCTGCGTGAAACCATAGATAATGTCAAAGGCAGATGTATCTACTGATACGGATGATGAATCAAACGATTTCTTTTTGTAGCCTGGGTTCTGTTTGGCTTTCAAGCCTTCCTGTGCGTCGAAAATTTCCTTCTGCGCCTTGATAGTTTCTTGTATGTAGGCTTGCTTCTGCTGTTCAATAGCATCAAGCTCTTTCTTGTTGTCCAGTTCTCGCTGGGCACGCTCCTTCTCTACTCCGTCAGCCATGGCGTTGATGCGGGCTTGGGCGACTTGGTTTTCAAGGTCTGCTTGCCGACGGACACGCTCTTGGGCTTGTCTCTGCTCCAGTTCGTCGATTCGGGATTGCTGGGTTAGGATTTGATTTTCAGACTTTACTCCCTTGCCTTTTGTGTCGCCTCCCAACTTCTTATAAGCCTTCTCGGTGGATTCTACGCGCTTCTTGGCGTCCTCGTATTGCTTGCTGGTGAACTTGTCCTTATCGGCCTCGATTTTCTGCAACTCTTTTTTGGCTTCTTCCCAGTCTTTCCGGGCCTGCTCGTAGTCTTCGGCGTAGGTAGTTCGCTCGCTTCGGGACTTTTGTTCAGTTTCAAGGGCTGATTTAATCATGCCCAACTGTTCCTTGGAGAACTCACCACCAAGGGATGCGACAATGGCAATGGTATCCTTACCGGAATCGCCAAGAGCTTTCATGGATAAGGTTATCTCATCCAATACAGACTTGATATCTTCATCTTTTAGTGTCTTGATGCTTTCAAGATAAGAGTTAACGAGAGGAGTGGAAATCTGAGCCTTTAGACGGTTTACTATTTGTGTTTGCGCTTTGATAGCATCTTCCACGTTGTCGCTCGCCCAACCGTTTCCGTCCATATCCACCAAAGACGTAGATGTTCCGCTGGTACGTACTTGCCGATAATGGTTCAATCTGTTCTGCTCTACCCTCAACTGTTCCTCCAAAGAAGAAGTGGAACGGCGTGCATCTTCTTCCGCAATCTGCCTCTTATACTTGACAATCTCCTTCAAAAATTCCGTTTCAGTCGTGTAGTTCTGAAAGATAGCCGGGTATTCAGCCTTTAACTTCTCAAAAGCAGCCAACCGTTCGCCTTCGGCCTTGTTTTGGTCTTGGATGGTAGAAATTAAGGCATCTACAGCTTGTTTGTGTTCTTCCTCCTTCTTGTTGTGCTCGTCCATGATGGCGTTAAAACGCTCTGTCGCTTTTTCCGCTTCCGAAGTCCGGGTAGAAAGGACCCATATAGAGGCCGCCAAAGCTGTCACCACCGTAGCTACTGCCACATACGGATTGGTCAGCATAGCGGCGTTAAGCAATAATTGAGCCTTCCGGGCAATAACCCTCGCATTGGTCAAAGCTACTTCTGCGATGGTGTGTTTGCTTGTAGCAATAGTGGCCAACATGACAGCCGTGCGATATGCTCCGTAAGTGGCGATAAGACCTACCAACACCTTACCTACCGTTTCGTAGTTTTGTATTAGCGTGGTAGTAAGCTGTATGCCTTCCATGATTACCCCCTCAGATGCTTGTCCCATTTCGTTGAAGGCGTTGTCCAAGGCATCCTGCATCATGGATAGTTGTCCGTTGATAGTCTTTGAGGCGTTTTCGGACATCTGGTAGAACTTACCTCCTGCGCTGGTGGCGTCAATAAATGCTTGCTGTACCATCTCGGCAGAAACGGCTCCTTTTGACATCTCGTCTTTGAGCGTTGCGATGGATTTTCCTGTCTTTTCAGCGATGATTTGCAGGGGGTTGAATCCGGCATTTATCATCTGGTTAAGGTCGCTTCCCATGAGCTTGCCTGCGGCAGACATTTGGGAAAACGCAAGTGTAAGAGACTTGAATTTAACGCTGTCTCCCATTGATATATCGCTCAATGCCTGAAGGTATCGTACCGTGTCTTCCGCTTGGATATTGAAGCCAAGCATCATCTTCTCGGCGTTCACCATGTCTGTAAGTGTGAGCGGGGAAATCTTTGCCATTTCTTTCAGTTGAGCCATCAGACCAGAAGCTACATCCTTGCCAACCATCGTCTCAATGGCCGTCTGCATAGACTGGAACTCTCCACGGACACGGACAACCTGTGAAGCCAATGATTTCAATGCCGTAGCTCCTCCGATTACACCAAGCATCTTTCCCCACGACAGAGAAAGCCCGTTGTTGATTTCTACCGTATCGCCTGCCTCTTTCTTATAGAGAGAATACTCATCCCTGAGTTTTTTCACCGAAAGCCGAGCTTCAGCTTGTTGCTGCGTTAATCCAAACAATGCCGCTTTCTCTTCATCGAGTGCCTTGCGGGCAGCGTTGTATTCTGCCAGCTTGCCGGATGCTCCTATAGGATTATTCTTCAAAGCCGTGCGATAAGCGTCCCCAAGGCGTTTCACATCAAATTCTATGTCCTTGATGACAGCCCGTTGGGCAATAATCTTTTCGGATAATCCGTTCACCGTCTGTGAGGCATCATATATTTTCTTCTTGAAGCCATTCTCAATCTCAGCTCCGGCCTTGGCGGCTTCCGTCACCAGTCCAATCATCTGCTGTTTGGTGGAGGCAAGTTGTGTCTCCAACGCCTTTGTAGCCGCTGGAGCCGTCCTTGAATCCATCTTTTTCAGTTGGGATTCCAATTTTTCACATTCTTGACGAAGCCTTACAACTTCTTGCCAGTCTGAACTAACCTTGAAATATAGTGTCGCCATTATTCATCAAATTTTCTATTCTTGAAAAACTCTGCATCCGTCACTTCCCTCATGACATCACCGGATGCCACATGCAGTTTGTCCTTCTGCATAATCACCAGATTGCGATATGGAATATCTTCCAACACTTCCTTGTATGTCAGGTGAAGGTTTTCCATGAACGACGCAATCTGCCCAAGAAGGCAATCGTTGCCTACAACTTGGGTTTTGCTATCAGACTTGTTACGTTCCTCGCTAAATCCAATAGCTCCGTAAAATTTCTTACGGAAACCATTGAATAGGCTTCATTAAGAGCTTCCCTGATTTCCGTATCTGTCCCGTTTGACAATTCTTCAAACAGGCTATCGTTGCCTTGGATAAACCAAGATAATGCGTGCGCAAATGCTTCCGGATTCTCTTTCGACAAAAACACGTCTTTAATGGTGTCCCCTTTGATGCTTGAAAGCCAATAACCTGCACCTGCTAATTTCTTGATAGTAGGTGATGTAACTATATAAGATTTCCCGTTCACCATAACCACCTTGAAATCCATTCCAAGAATGGCACTTGATACTATTTTTGCTCCTTCCTGCTCCATAATTAAACTAAAAAGGCGGTGAGCAATCCACCCACCGCCGTCCTGAAAACAATCAAATTCACCAATTTTATCCACCAACTCCGGCAGCATCCACTTTCGCCCCGTCAAAGAGGTAGTCGGATTTTACACCTTCATTCGGGTTACTCATGGCTACAGCCGTAACGCCTAAACCGATGTTCTTTTCCACCTGATTCCCTTTGCCTATAACAGCCGCATTGGTGAATACTACATAGTTGCCGGTTTTTGTCTTTCCAACAATACCCTTGTTAACAATACTCGGTGTATCGGAAGATTCCCAACCGTCATCCGTACCGACTTTCTTTCCTCCTTGCAGGGCAACCTTGTCATCAAATGACCATTCACCCATAGTGAAAGCGATGGTTTTCGCTCCCTTTTGGGTTACATCACGATAATAGATTTCTCCGTTCAACTCATTAATGTAGTCGGTATAGGTAGGGTCGTCTTCCGTGTACTGCCATGTGTCTTGATGGGAGTTCTTAACTTCGGTAGCAGTTCCCAGCCAAGTTTTCAATGAAGCTGCCGTGACAGCCGCATCAAAAACATCTCCATACCAAATTTGGCTGATTCCTATAAATGGTTTAAGTGCCATATCATTTTACATTTAAAACTTGAAACAAAATTCTTACATTCACATAGTGGCATCGCAGCTCGGTGTCTTTTTCTTGAGAAAGCCAGTTGTCGCCTCCGTTCTCGTAGTTGTAGGTCGAACCGTCAAAACTTCCCGTATCTCCCTGCTTGAAAACAGGTTTTACCATTCTTTCTATTTCGGTAAGACGTACCGTGTTTGCGTCGCCATTAAACAGGTTAGGAGTACAGAAATTGATATTGACAAACGATTTCTCCCATATCGCTTCATTGCTTTGCGAGCCAGTCCGTATCACGATGCGCTCGGATTTAACCTCCCCAGTCGGGGCATTTAAGCCGTCGTATATTTCAGTGATGCCAAACTGCGTGCAGACATCATGCAATATGCAATATACATCGCCTGTCGTAATCATTTTATCAACTCCTTTAATCGTTTCTCCGCGAACAGAGCCGCGCCACTTAATACTTCATATCCCTTGCTTTCCACATTCGAGGCATAGTTGTAACCTTCCGGGCTTTTAGCGTCATTCTTCAGTTCCAAACCTTCGTCCGTGACGGAGTATTTGTTTGACTTTCGGAGCGTCCCGGTACGGTTTTGATAGCTGCCATGCTGTACGGCATAATCGACAGCTTCTTTGCCGACCTTTCCCTCAACTTCCTTGACTTCGTTTTCGCCCTGTTCAAAGAAATTATCAACGTCCGAAAAGTCAAAATCTACTCCAGCCATATATCGCAACGTCCTTTCAGTTCCTCCGAATAACATTCGGCATTCTTGATTACCTTGCCTACTCCGACAACTTCCTGCGTCTCCTTATCCAGACATTTAACCATCGTGTCCAATGCCAGCTTCTTGCCCTCATATACCACATGGAAAGAATAAACCCACAGCTTGCCATTGACAGAAATTTCCTTTTGCTGGGAATTGTCGTGGCAGAAACATTCGGTGAGGTTGTCCCACTGCTCACCGCCTGTGCCTGGTATCGGTCGCCCGTACTCGTCATTCTCCGGCGGTGTAACCCTTTTTACTTGCAATATGTGAGGTGCTTCGTCTAACATCAGATAAATTTCACTTTAGGTTTGTCTGCGTTCAGTTCATCGTCCAGCCCGTATTTCTTGCACAGGAAAGCGTAATACTCCTTGATGCCCGAAATGTCCCATGACTGCGATTTGCTGTGCCCGTTCTCACTGACAGATTTAGAATTTGCCCGGAGCAATAGAGAGGGGATGAATCCAGCCATAGCTACCGACACAAGGCCGATGTTCTGCTGGTCCATCTCATCCTCTCCGCTTATCCCCGATGACAAAGAAAGTTCGAAAAGGTCAG